TTCAATCCAGCAGGAGCGAACCACGGGTGAGCAACTCTATCATTGAATGCATATATTCCACCCATTACTGTTGATGGTGGCACCCATCTTTGTACACCAGCGACTTGTGAATCAGGTACTTTAATCCATGGCCAATACATAGCTGCAAAGTTTGAATCTCTTGTTTCAGCTTGTGTAGTAGCTTGTGATAATGTTGAATCATAAGGAACTGGGTCAAGAATAGCAAAACAATCACCTCTATCTTCACATACATCAATTATTTTACTAGCAACAGTTGCATGTGTGTTAGCTATAATACCAGGAGCTAATATTAAATTAATATCATATTCATCTTGGTTTGCAAGTAAGTCAAGAGCTTCTGTGTATGCATCTGAACCTGAAGCAGCATTTGCTGAAGCATTAAGAGAAAAACCTTGTGTCTCCATTCCTATATTTTCATAAAAACTAGCTGAAATTGTATCGTTTGAAGCAGCACCAACTGCACCATTATTATTTCCTAAAGCGTCAAATCCACTCGCTCCATCAGTACCTCCAACGAAACCACCACCATAAGAACCACTACCAACTTGAGGTAGTGAAGCAGATTGTGCAGGAACTCTAACATTTCCGTTTTCATCTAAATAATCAACTGTGTTTGTAACAGCTGAAACTCTTACGAATCTTGATTTATTTGCAAATGAACCAGTTAATTGTAAATATTTTGTTGTTCCATCTGTTCTAACAGTTAATGATTGGTCACCCACTACTTTTGAAATATAATTAACTGATTTAGGATCTAATGTAACATTATTATATGTTTCAAGAATTTGTTTTCTTTTAATGTTATCATTACCAGCTCTTATTAATAAAGTAAATGTACCTTTTTTATTATTTACATTTGAAACTTCATATCTAATGTTATGTTTTGAACCACTAAGTAATATATTATTTGTTGTTGCAGTGAGACTTTGATTATTCATTATTGTTCCATCAGTAAATGTTTCTAATGTGAAACTTGACGCTGCGTTGGAAGCTGAATCTGCACCAAATACTCCATCTCCTGATACTCCTGCTGCAGGACCACCACTAGCGGTGATTACAGAGGTAGCTTTTGAAAAAGCACCACCCATAATTCTAACAACGGTTAATGTGTCTGAATTTTTTAAATACTCTTCAGCTGCATGTGAGGTTAAGAACTGAACTGAATCACCATTTGGTCCATTATTAAACACATCTCCAAATTTCGCTTGGAAATCAGAATATGATGTTACAACGGTTGGGACTCCTGCAGGTCCTTTGAGTGTTGGACCTATAATTGCAGCTCCAATATCAGCTACAGCGGAAGGTAGAAAGGACTGGTCTATTTCATTCGTAAATACACCAGGACTTATAATTTTTTCGGCCATTGAATTTCTCCTAATAAGTTAACTTTTTAATTTTTGAGGTAAATACTATTTTGCGCATTAGTATTAATCATATATAAATATATGTTTAAAACCCCAAACGATGATTTTTTTTTCTATTCTTCAGATTTATTTGGTGTGAACACACCTGTTTCTGGATTTAAAGAACCTTGTCCGTATTTTTTATTCACCGATTCAAGAAATTTCTTTTCTTCATCTTGAATTGATTTTAAAGAATCCTCTAATTCAACTTCTTGCTCATCCAATCTGATTTGAGCCATTTTTAATTGTCCAAATTGATTTTGAATATTCATATAGTTTTGTTGAAAAGTTTGAACCTGTTTAAGTTCTTCCTCTGTAAATTTTACTTCTTCTGGCATTGTAACCTCCAATTGTGATTTGTTATATAACTATATATAAATATATATAAATTTTGAAAACGAGTGATTTATTTTCCTACTTGTTTGTCTGTAGCATCACCTTCCATACCAAAAGTAACTTTTGAAGGTGTTGTGAATTTTTTCATATTAGATATTTTGTTTGTAATCACAGAATTTAAGTATTCTGGTAATAAATAAGCTTTTGATGTAACACTAAATGTTGATTTTATAAATCTCTCACCATCTTG